TTTCGCAATCATTTGCACTATAGGGTTAGAATGTTCTTGTAAAAAATTTTTAGTAAAGGATGGCGCCGATGATTTCTCAGTTCTGTCATATTCTAAGCCAAGCTTATCAAAAACTGTTGCTATGCTTCTTGCGGCCCAAATCTGGGGCTCTATCCCTGTTTCTTGTTTTACTTTTAATAACAATTCATTCTCTTGTGCTGTTAACTGTTGTTTCAGTTTGTGTGCACGTTCTATATCAACTCTTACACCTTTAAACCTCATATCAACTAGGCAAGGAAATAAATCAGTTTCTAAACTAAATACTGATTCTATATCTTGATGAACTATTTCTTTTTTAAACATTTGCCAAAGCTCTAATGTAAGTTCAGCATCTTTTTCAGCATAAGCTCCAACTTCCATAGCTGGTAGTTGCCACATATCTTCTTTAGGATCTAATCCTCTAGACTTAGCTGCTTCATTTAAAGCTGCCTCGCTCTTACCATAACCAAGGTAATCCCAAGACAACATATTTAAACTATATTGAAATCTATTCTCATCAACCAATGATGCTGCAATCATAGTATCTACGATTAAGCCATTGATTTTAATACCTAATTGTCTTATCCAACATACGTCGTACATTGCATTATGGAATATTTTTATTGATGGAGTTGCCATGGTATCTTTAAACCACTCTAAAACTTTCTTACGATCCATGTTAGGACCTGATCCATGGGCTATTGGAAAATAAAAAGATCGTCCTGGAACAGCTACAGCTATACCTATTACTTCTCCATTACCTATAACAGAGCCTGATCCTTTCTTTTTTAAATCAGGATCTCTTGTTTCTAAGTCTACTGCAATCTCATCATAAGATCTTAGATCTGGAAACTCTTCTGGTTCTACCCATTCTTTTTGTGCTTCAAATAGAGGTACTTTCATTTATATTACCGTTAGTAAAAAATAAAAAATACAGATACAAGTAAATAAACCCATATCACCAATTATAGTTTTTTTAAGATTGAACATTGTAATCTCTTTCAATAATCATTTCTATATAATGGATTGCTTTTAACAAATCCTGTTTCTTTCCTTTATCCTGGTGTCTGCAAATATATTTAATTGCATTGCCTTCAGCAAATAGTATCTTATTCTTATTGATAAATAAAGAGGGCTGTATCTTATATTTCTTGTAATGTGCACCTCCTACTTGTTTAAAGAACGCTTTATTCGTCATAACTGATAACCATACCTTTCTTTTTTTGATTTAAATAAATAAAGATTTTCCATAGATCTTGTTACACCTACGTACCAAACTCTATTTTCTTCATCTTGTTTTTCTACATTCTCAGCAGTAGCTTCTCTGATCTTCCTTGCATTATCTAATACAAGAATGACATTTTTACATTCACCACCTTTTGCTGCATGAATGGTCGATACTTCTATTCTTGGTTCTTCAGATAATTTCTCACCATTAGATAACATACTTCTAATATAAAATTCTTCATTATGATCTGTATTTACAAATGCATCATACCATCTAACATCTTTATCAAATCCAAGATCTTCTATTCTAACTGTCATTTTATTTTTAAATTTGTTTTCATTAAATGGTTCCTGTAAATAATCATAGATATCTTTACAGTCAGCAATAGATATTTGGTTTCCATCAGTTAAAGAGGTCCATCTTAATATTGATTTATAAAGTTTATTATTAAAACTTTTTCCATACATATTTTTATAATAAAGATTATTTTGTTTTAATTGATTAGATATTTCTAAAGCTCTGTATACTGTTCTTGTTAGTATTAACCATTTATCATTGTTAATATCCAAGTTATCAAAGTTAAATATTGACTCTACTTTTCCCTGTATAATATTTCCATTAATATCTTTTTTAGGAAAATATATTTTTTCTTTTCTATTACCCTGTATTCTATCTAATATGATATTAGAAATTTCCTGAACAGCCTGGGGTATACGCTCAGATTGTTGTAATACTTCTTCTATTGCCGGTTGATCAATAAATCTATTAACATCAGCTCCAGCCCATGCAAATATAGCCTGGTCATCATCTCCTGCTATAAAAATATCTTTTGATTTATCATTTAAAATATCAAACATCTTCCATTGTATTGGAGATAAATCCTGAGCTTCATCAATAAATACAACATCAAATGATGGACATTTATCTTTATTGTTTACAAATTGAGTGACCATATCTGTAAAATCATAAAGATTATAAGATTTTTTATAGTTTAAAAAATTTTCATAAACATGATTTAATACTTCAAAATCTATATCTCTGCTCCATTCATTAGTATTAAACTCATCTTCAATAGATATATTTTTAATTCGTGCTTTATTAATCAGTTTAAAATATTCATTATCACAATTTAAATAACCACTTTCATCAGATTCTGAATAATAATTCACTCTTATACTTAATTCCTTTCCTATTTGCTCATAATGAACTGGTTGCATTACATTTTCCTCACTCATACCTAATGTATGAAAAGCTAATGAATGAAGTGTTTGAAAAAATTTAACATCGGTTCTAACATAGTTTTTATTTTTATTTAAAAATCTTTCTCTTGCTTCCGCAGCAGCCTTTCTTGTAAATGCAAAATACCCAATTTTATTTAATGGAACACCTTTCATTAAATAGTTATTAACTTCATTTAATAATGTCATTGTCTTTCCTGTTCCTGGTGGACCTAATACTTTCTTTATCATTAGAATACGTCTTTATTACCTTTCATTTTGACTAGTTCTGTTTTAGCTATATCTTTTATAAATTTATTTCCTTCTAACTTTAAGTTTATTTTAACAACTTCTATAGCTTCATAATTTGTAGTTTCATTGTTTAATTTTGGAAATCTTTTCTTAATACCAAATTCTGCTTGATATTTTTCTTTTATCTTTTGACCTGTTCTTTCTTTTCCTTCCTTCCATTCTTTATTTTTTAAGGTATTAAAGAAATTTGCAAATTTAAAATATGCAAATCCATCTTCAACTAATACAGCTCCTGATTTAAAAGAAGCATATGATTTTGCTTTTGGTCCATTAAGATATTCATCTAAATATTCATGTAATAATTCATCAGGAGTAGTGCCTTTAGGTGGCTGATGTATTTCTACAGGAGGTAATAATTTAGCAATAACATTTTCAAAATCATCTCCTTTTACTTTTGCTACATAAATATTTGCAGTCTTCATAATTAAAGATCTTAATTCTTCTTGATCTTTAATTTGTTTAATATCTTTAGCTCTTACTTGTTTAATACCTTTGTTTTCTGGTAGTTCAACATTGAAAGTATATTCTGGTTCTGGATAATTAATTTTTACTAAATTAGACAAAGGTGGAAACATTTTTTTTCTATCCGATCCAACACCATGTTTTCTTTTAAGACACTCTGATTTCATACAGAAATTAACAATAGGCTCTTGAGTACAACTATAACCTTTTGTATTATCTTTTTTCCAAGACCTAATCTTATCTATTATTTTTTTCTCTGATCCCCAATCATTTAACACAACACCATTAGAATCTTTTATAAAATATTTTTGCGGGGCTGCTTTAAGAACATCTTGCCAATTATCAGGATATTTTTTCTTAGCGAATACCATGTAATTATATAGCCATCTATCTCTAGCATCAGTTAATGGTTCTTTTGACATAATCTGTAAACAAGGAGGGCCATCATTAAATTCATCTGGACCTCCTTGTAAGACAGTTTTCACAAGGGCAAGCGAAAACTCTTCTAATTCTTCTTTTGTTTTTTTATTGTGATTAACTACTTTAATAAATTGTTCTAATGTAAAAGCAGTTCCGTCATAATTAATTGCAACTCTTTCATCTCCATTAAAATAAGGAAGATTTATGTATTGACCATTAGACCATTCTTTTTTTTCTTCATCATACCCAAGTTCAGTTTGTTTTGGATACACTTCTGTATTTGGTTTTAATTTTAAAACATATAATAAACTTTCTAAAAAATTTCTTAAGAACACAGCTCTTACTTTTTCTTTTAAAAATAAATATAAATGTAATCCACCGCTTTTTGATTTAACTGGAATTAATGGAAGATCATTTTGTTTTATAATATCTAAATATTTTTTATATGGAAAATTAACATAACTATGTTCTTTATCATCAATATCAATAGCACCAAAACTTGCCATCCCATCATCATCACATGGTTGAATACCAATAGATGTTCTACCGTTTAAATGATCTAAATAATGTTTTTCAGTTATTTCTTTAAATGACCATCCATATTGTTTTGGTTTTTTCTTTCCTGTGTTAGGATCAATTTTAAATTCATCTAAATAAGCGATACCAAAATTTCTTTTTAGCCCGCTAAATATTTCTCCAAATTCTTTCTCCATAAATGCCCTTGTTGTTTGGGGCAAGAATTAACTTGCCCCTATTACTTAATTATTAGAAGTGGGCTTCAGAAGTCTTTTCAGACCCATTGGACTCACCATGTTTGACTTTAATGTCTCCTCTTGAAACACTTTCAGCAAACGCCTTAGCTTGTTGATATAAAGAAGAATCCTCAACTGGACCTACTTTACTAACTTCCCAACCAAACCAAGTACCTTTATCATTTGACTGTTGCACAGTTCTTAATTTGTATATGTGACTAAAAGATGCCGGTGTAAATAATCCATTTGCACCTTTCATCTTTATACTAGCCATCATACTATTCCATTTTCTACTAATCTTTAATTGCGTAGATTTCATAGCTAATAGAGCAGTCGTTGGAGTTTGACCACAAACAATTAAAAAATGACTTGCTGTTTTTTCAATATAGTTTCCGCTAGGAAGTCTATCTTTGAAAGAACCGTCTCTTTTTGTTTTTGTTAGTATATCACTTGAAGATGAATGGATTCCAACTGGAGCCCCAGAACCTTCTCCTCTATCTTGCCATTCAATATATTCCAATTTGTAATGACATGGTAG